AAGCACTACAACTGGTGCGTTAGTTGTTCAAGGTGGTCTTGGTGTTGTTGGTAACATTAATGCAGGTTCTATTCAAAATACTCCAATTGGTAACGGAACTGCATCTACTGGTGCCTTCACAACACTTTCTGCTACAACACTAACAACAAGTGGTAATATTACAGCACAAACTGCTAACGTATATGCTGCTTATACAGTAGCAAATACTGGTGCAGTGGCAACCAACTTCTTCTATCCAAACGGTACAAGTATCGCATCCACTATTTCTGCTGCTACTTACAGTAACACAAATGCTGGTGCTTATCTAACAGTTTACAATGGAAATATAAAGGCAAACTATATTACTGCAGTTTCAGTTGGTAACAGCGGTACACTTCTAACTGGTACACTAACAACTAATGCCCAACCATCTATCACAAGCGTTGGTACACTTTCTGCATTAAGTGTTACTGCTACTATTACGGGAAGCGTAAGTGGTAACGCAGGCAGTGCTACACAGTTACAAACGGCAAGAACTATCAATGGTGTATCATTTAATGGAACAAGCGATATCACAGTTACTGCAGATGCTGGTACATTAACAGGTTCAACTCTTAGTAGTGGTGTTACTGCTTCAAGCCTAACAAGTGTTGGATTCTTAGATAATCTTAGCGTTAACGGTAACATTAACACTTGTAACAGTGTTATCACAAACAGTGTAACCGCAGGTGTCTATACACAAAACATCAGCACTTATGATGGTACTGGAAACTTAAATGTTTATATACCACGCAATGCTAACCTAACAGTTAACGCTGCACAAGTTGTTGCAAACCTTGTTGTACATGGTAACGGTGCTGCTAGTTATCAAAACCTACTTGTGACCAACGGTTCAACTGGTCAAGTTGGTATCAAGATCGCACCAAATGCAATCACAACTGGTGCAAGTTTCCAAGTTAACTCTACTGATGCTATGATAATTCCAGCAGGTACCACAGCAAACCGTCCTACTGGTGCTGCTGGTATGATTCGTTACAATACCAACAGTAACAACTTTGAATATTGGAATGTTGGTAGTTCTACTTGGGCTACTGCACAAGGTGCCTATACCACAATTACAGCAGATTCATTTACTGGTAATGGCAGTCAAGTAGACTTTACAATGAGTCAAAGTTCAACAACTGCGGCTGTTGTTGTTTCTATCAACGGTGTTATTCAAATTCCAACTACTGCTTATAGCGTAAGTGGAACCACACTATCATTTACAGAAGCACCACTATCTACTGATATTATCGATGCTCGTATTATAACTTCAACAACTACTGTAACCAGCATAGCATTTGGAACAACTAGTATTAGTATTAGTGATACCGGCGCTGGCACAGGAAATGCAAGCACAATTGTTAATGGCACTGCAAGATATATTGCAAATACCAGTAACTATTTCAGTGGTGGTATTGCACCAATGATGAATCCTGTGTCACTTACGCAGAATACACCAACAACCATTGATTCATTTGATAAAGCAACTTATCGTGTTGCAAAGTATGTGATCAAGGTTGCTGATACTACTACCAATAGATATGCTGGTGCTGAAGCAATTGTTGTTCATGATGGAACAACTGCAACTGCAAGTTTCTATGGTCTTGTAAACACTGGTGCCAATGCACTAGTATCTTATACTACGACCATAGTTGGAAACAATGTGGTGCTACAAGCAAATACATGGAGCACAACTGCAAAAGCAACTGTATTCCAAACTTATATGACGATTAACTAATACACGCCACAGAGGAGATATGGATTCATGGCTAATACAAATTTCGTAGTTCACAACGGCATCACCGTAGGAACAACTACAATTGACGCTGCAACAGGAAACATGGTTGTTGGCGGTAACTTAACTGTTGCTGGAAATGCATTTTATGTAAACACTACTACAATCACAACCAGTGATACAATTGCTGCACCTGCTATCAGTGCTGGCACATTTGGAAATACTGGCGCAACGTTTACTGGCGCAACATACACAGCAAGTGGTGGAATTTTGCCAAGTGCCAACGCATCTGTTAACATTGGAAATACTGCACTGTATTGGAACAACGTATACGCTGTAAACTTCCTTGGCACATCTACCACTGCAAAATACGCCGACTTGGCCGAACGTTATACAAGTGATGCAAATTATGAACCTGGTACAGTTGTTGATTTTGGTGGCGATAGGGAAGTTACCCTGAGCAATATCAATGGTAGTCAATACGTTGCTGGTGTTGTTAGTACTAATCCTGCATATATGATGAACAGTGATGCTGATGGTTTGTATATTGCGTTAACTGGTCGTGTGCCAACCAAGGTTACTGGACCAATTCAAAAAGGTCAAATGATGGTATCTAATGGTGATGGAACTGCTCGCAGTGAAAATAATCCACAAATGGGTAGCGTTATTGGTAAAGCATTGCAAAACTTTGGTGATGGTGTGGGTGTTATAGAGGTAGTTGTCGGTCGTCTCTAATTTGGTTAAATACTATATTAGAGAACCGCAATGGCATTAACACGTACAGTTTCAGATTATAAAGATAGTGTAAAAGCAGCAACAGTTGGTGCAAATATTAATCTTGCTGCAGCGCCAAACACGCTTGATGGCGTATCCCTTGCTGTTGGCGACCGCATTCTTGTAAAAGATCAATCTCCAAATACATTAAATGGTATCTATCGTGTTACCACATTAGGAACAGGTTCTAATGGAACTTGGACCAGAACAGGTGACTTTAACGATTGGCGAACCATAACCAGTGGCGCACTGACATTTGTTGAACAAGGTGCTATAAGCGGCAATATATTTTATTATATTCCTGGCGGTGAACCTAACGTAGCAGTTGGCTCAACTGCAATCACATTTGCCAATCTTTATACTTTGATTGATACTACTGCTCCACTACAAAGTGTAACTAATTATGGAAATACCACAACTAATGGCATTACAATAAGCAATGCTGTGCAAAGTGGTAGTTCAACAAGTGGTGCACTGATTGTAACTGGCGGTGCTGGTATTGGTGGTAATTTATATGTTGGTGGTAACTTAGTTGTAACTGGTAATATTACTACAACAAACTATGAAACTATTTCACAAACTGAATATGCAAACAGCATTGTAGCAAGCGGCAACGTAACTGCTGGTGGTTTCAAATGGACTAATGGTAATGTTTATGGTGGATATTTTACTGTCAGTGAAATTAATGCTGCAAACGCTGTTGCAAATTTAGTATCAAACGTTACAACTTTGCGATTTGATAGTGCAACTGGCTTTAAGGTATATGATTGGGGAAATAATACTGCTAAAATTGCACTAGGCAGTTCATTTGCAACATGGTATGTTGCTGGTCAAGGAAATCTTAAAGCAGTAGGTGAAGATACTGCACAGTTTATTGCTGGCAGTGGTATATCAATAACTACAAATAACACTGCAACTCCGCAATCTATTACATTTTCTAGTACCTATAGTAATTCAAATGTTTCTGCTTATCTGCCAACTTATACAGGTGCGCTATCACCAAGTAGTATAACAACTAATACGGGTGGTCAGATAACTGGTTATCACACTGGTGCGATTGGTGCAAATGGCGGAAATACAGGTGCATTTACAACCATTACTGCTGGTACTATTGGCAACAGCGGTGCCACACTCACTGGTACGTTATCAACGGCAGCACAGACTAATATTACAAGCGTTGGCACACTTACTGGTTTAACTTCTACTGGAACAATTGCTGCTCCTACTGTTATTGGTGGCACGATTGGTAATGCTGGTGCAGTACTTTATGGAACACTAAACAGTCAGAGTGCAAGTCAAACAAACATCACAAGTGTTGGAACGTTAACTGGTCTTGTAACTAGTGGTAACATCACTTCGCAAACAGCCAACTTATATGCTGCTTATGTAGTAGCAAATAGCGGCTTAAGCGGAACCCTAATAACTAATGCACAAACAAACATTACAAGTGTTGGTACATTAGGATCACTTACTGTAAGTGGAACTACAAATCTACAAGGCACAACTAACGGTGCCACTATCAATGCAACAAACCTATACGCAACCACAATAGGTAATACTGCTGCTGCGATAAATGGTAATTTAATTAATGGTTCAGCAGTATATGCTGGTACAATAGGTAATACAGGCACAACCTTAACTGGTACACTATCAACTGCAGCACAAACTAATATTACAAGTACTGGTGCGCTTACAAGTCCAAGTTTCACAACAAGCAGTGGTGGACAGTTAACTGGTTATCACACTGGTGCTATTGGTGCCAATGCTGCTAATAGTGGTGCATTTACTACGCTAACTGCAAGTGGAAATACCACACTAAACAATTATGCAAACATTTATATTGCAACTGGTAGCACTGCATCAACAAGTGCGCTATCAATTATTGGTAATATTTATGGTCAAGGTGGCACGGGATATCTTGATTTTCTTAAATTAACAAATACCTACAGTGCCGGTACAAATCCAAACAAATATTTTCGTTTAAATCCTACTGGTGGTCTGGAAGTTGTTAATAGTGCATACACTCAAACCATCTTCATATTGAGTGACACAGGCTCTATCACTATTCCAACTACGGCCACAGCAACTGTAGGAAATCTTGTTACTACAAACGGTGTATATTGGCCTAATGGTTCAGTATATAGTAGCGGTGGTAGCGGTAGTCCTGGTGGTGCTAGCACTCAGATACAATTTAACAATGGTGGAAGTTTTGGTGGCGCAACATCTCTACAATATATTAGTGCAAGTGGCAATCTTGTAAGCAGCAGCACAACAGCATCTACAAATAATACTACTGGTGCAATCGTTGTAAGTGGTGGTATTGGAGTTGGCGGAAATGTTACCGCTGATATTGTCCACGCCACAAATAACGGCAATGGCACTAATTTTCAAATTGGTGATGATCTTTGGTTAGGCGATATTAACGTAGCAAATACAGCACGTGTTATGGGTCAACAAGATAATACGCAAGGTTATATTGTATTTGGTAGCACCAATGCTACAAACTATATTGGACGCAGCGGATCAAATCCTATAACCGTGACTGGCGCATTTAACGTTACTGGAACTACTAACCTACAAGGCACAACCAACGGTACTACAATTAATGCTACTACTATTCAGGGTGGAACTATTGGTAACAGTGGTGCTACGCTTACTGGTACCCTATCAACCGCAGCACAAACTAATATTACTTCAGTTGGTATTCTAACTGGTTTAGTTTCAAGTGCTAATATTACAGCACAAACTGCAAACGTGTATGCTGCTTATGTGGTAGCAAACAGTGGTTTAAGCGGTACATTAATAACTAATGCCCAAACTAATATAACAAGCACAGGTTCGCTCACAAGTCCAAGTTTCACTACAAGTGGTGGTGGACAATTAACTGGTTATCATACAGGCGCTATTGGTGCGAATAGCGCAAACAGCGGCTCATTTACAACCGTAACAGTAAGTGGTATAACCAATCTACAAGGTAACACCAATGGTGTTACAATTAATGCCGCAAACGTGTATGCAACAACTATCGGTAATGTCAGCGCCAATGGAAGTATAAGTGCCGCATATGCAACACTTAACAGTACTGTAAATAACAGCCTTTTCTTTAACGGCAGTAACAGTTCTGTTAGCGGCACGGTAGCAGCAGTAAATGGTAATTTCACCATGGAAGCATGGGTTTATCCTACTGTTCTTGCTAGTAGTGGTAATCCAGGTGTTGTTTCTATAATGAACAGTACTGGTACTAATACTGGGTTTTGGTTGTGGGTTGATGTTACAGGATGGTACGTAAGAAACTTGGCAGGTAACTTTCTCACATATACTGCTTCACCGCCAACCAACAATAAATGGTATCACGTAGCACTAGTTAGAAGCGGCAGCACTACAAGTTTATATATTAATGGTGTATCGGTGGCATCTACTGTAACAGCCCTGACATTTACCGATACTACATTTCTCGCTGGCGATTTCAACACGGCTGGCGGTCACAATTACTTCACAGGTTATATTACAGGTATAAGATATGTCAGCGGAACAGCAGTTTATACTGCTAACTTTGCACCTCCATATGCTTCACCAACTAGTATAGCCAATACTGCACTATTGCTTAACGTAACTTCATCTGCTGCGTATATTACTGATGGTAGCAGTGCTGCGGTTACTATTACTGCAACTGGACTACCAACATTCTCTACATTAACATATGCTAATACATTTGTTACAACAGCATTTATAGCATCGCCTTTCTTATATGCTAACTCAAACACTGGCAGTACATCTACAACTACTGGCACAATGGTTATTACTGGCGGTGCTGGTATTAGCGGCAACTTATATGTTGGTAACATTGTAACTACAAGCGGTATCTTCTATCCAAATGGATCAACTGCTGGTGGCGGTGGTGGTGGTAGCAGTACCGCAGCAGGTGCAAATACCGCAATTCAGTTTGCAAATGGTACTGCATTTGGTGGAGCAACTTATTTACAATACAACTATGTTAGTGGTAACCTTGTATCTAACAGCGCAACTACTTCAACCTCTACAACTACGGGTGCTATTGTAATCAGTGGTGGTATGGGTGTTGGCGGTAACTTATATGTTGGCGGTAACTTAAGTATTGCTGGTAACACTACGTTTATTAACACAACAACTATTACAACAACTGATACTATTGCTGCTCCTACTATTAATGCTGGTACATTTGGTAATACAGGTGCTGTCTTTACTGGTGCAAGTTTCACAACTAGCGGTGGTGGACAGCATGTTGGTTACCTAACAGGTGCTATTGGTGCTAATATTGCAAACAGCGGCTCATTTACAACTATTGCAACCACGGGTAATGCTACGATAGGTAGCAATAGTTGGATTATAGCCAATAATTTTTCAACAACTGCCGGAACAAATGGTAATTTATACCTTGATCCAGATGGCGCTGGTGATGTTGTATTAAGTGCTGCAACTACGCTATATCTATTAGACAATACTGCCACTAACTCTACAACAAGCGGTACACTGATTTCAAGTGGTGGTGCTGGTATTGCTGGTAACGTGTATGTAGGCGGAAATATCTATACACAACAGCGTACTGGTTATACATACAGTGGTAATAGTACTAGTGTGGCTTATACATATTATAATAGCACCACTAACAGTTTAGACACGGTATTCGGATAATGCCAATAGCATCTCGTTTAACAAATACTGGAAATTTAGTAGTCAATAGCACAATTGATGAATTAACAAATAATCCTATAACATTTGGTAGTTTGTTGTTTGATGGTAGTACTGGTTATTTGACTCTTCCAAGTAACTCAGCATTTACTATTGGAACTGGAGATTTTACTATAGAAACATGGTTATATCCCACGTCATTTAAAAGGTTTGGAACTATTTTCTCTACTACATCACTTTTTACAGTAGCAAATAATTTTTATTTACAAACAGATGCAAATGGAAATAAAATTATACTTTCTTCAAACGGCACAGTTCTTTTAACATCTAATAATACTATTAACTTAAATGCGTGGAATCATATTGCAGCAGTAAGAAGTGGAACTACACTGACAATATATATAAATGGACTATCTCAAGGGTCTGTAACAAATTCACAAAGTTTTGTTTCAGATACTCCAAATATTGGTTCCGTAAATGCAACAACTTACCCTATTTCTGGTTATATTTCTAACTTTCGTATAGTTAATGGTACAGCAATTTATACCGCAAACGTTACCCCACCAACTCAACCATTGACAGCAGTTACTAACACTAAACTGTTATTAAACACAACTACTATACCTTCAACAAGTGCTTTTACGGATAGTGGTCCAAATAATTTTTCTGTTACTTCAAGTGGAACGGTAACATCAACCACTCAAACGCCGATTAAACCAAACGGATATTACAATTATTATTTTAATAATACTGGTCCAGATTTTATAATGGCATCACCAAGTGCAAGTTATCAGTTAACAGGTGATTTTACTATAGAATGTTGGATATACGGAATAGGCATAGGTGCTGCTCAATTTGGTATCGTTACCCTTACAAATGCGACCAGTTCAGGCACAAACGGATTAACAATTTTCTTAGATACTAGCAGTAGATTGGGTTTCTTTGTAAATGGTACCTCTACTTTAACTTATTCAGCAACCAATACTATTTTGGCTAACACTTGGTATCATATAGCACTTGTTCGTAGTGGAAGCACGAATACCATGTATGTAAATGGTTCGTCTGTTTCAACGAGTGCAACTACACCAACTTGGCCAGCAACACCATCTATTGGTGTTGGTAGGTTCTATAATGATAATACAACGCTAACTTGGAATGGTTATATTACTAATTTAAGAATAGTAAAAGGCACGGCAGTATATACTGCTAACTTCACGCCCCAAACATCATCTCTTAGTTCAATACCTAACACTTTATTATTAACTTGCCAATCTAATACAATTATAGATAAAAGTTTAAGTCCAATTACATTAACAAGAACTTCTGGTAACGCCGCAGTAACTTCAAATACCTCGCCATTGTCTACATACAATTATAGTGGAACGGGCATATCTGTTCAAAAAATATCTAATGTTGGATTATTGCAAACTACAGGCATCATTGATGAATTTACAATTAAGAGCGGCAGCGTTGCTCAACGTGTTAACCTAAATGGTAATTTACAACTTGCTGGTATATTTGATGAATGGACAGGTGCTCCTGTTGTAGATAGCAGTTTAATGGTATGGCTAGATGCTGGTCAACCTTCAAGTTATAGTGGTAGCGGAGCAACTTGGACAGATTTAAGCGGAAACGGTAAAAATTATACACTATCTAATGGTCCAACTTTTAACAGTGGTGCTAAAAGCACAACTGGTGGCACTTTAACATTTACGACCGCAAGTAGTCAATATGCTACAAGTGCATCTTCCCTATTCAATTCTACTACCTATAATACAGTTACAATGAGCATTTGGGTATATCCAACAAGTTCAGGAAATATTATTCAAATTGATGGTCAGGCGGCGCTTGCTACTGGTTATCATGCCAGTGCAATAGAAATTACTGCTGCTGGAGTTATTTCATTTGGACTATGGACAGGCAGTGCTGTTACAACTATTGCAACCTCTACGCAAAGTTTAAATGCTTGGTATAATTTGGTTATCACTTATAACGGAACAACTGCAACTGCGTATGTAAATGGTGCCAGTGTTGGTTCATCTAATATAACATGGTCTGCACCAGGTACAAACACATTTATGGCACTAATGGCAGCAGACAGCACTGGTATGGGAACTAATGCATATACTAGTGGTAATCTTGGTGCGTTTATGGTATACAATCGTAGTTTGACAGTAGACGAAGTAACTTCAAACTATAACGCACTTCGAAGAAGATATGGTCGTTAAGATAGGTCTAAATATACAGTGGAATAATTTATGGCAAAACTAGTAGACGGCACACGCATTTATGGTAACGCAACAGTTGATAGTAACCTTACTGTCAGCGGCGGTATTATTCCTGGCAGTAATAATGCGGTTAACTTGGGTGGTAGTGGTTCACAATATTATAGTAATATTTGGGCTAACATTCACTATGTTGGCAGCAGCGTATTGCCAGGTGCTAATATTCAAGCAAATATTGGTGGTGTTGGTAGTAACTATTTTAACTTCATCTATGGTGTTAACTTTGTTGGAACATCCACAACAGCCAAATACGCCGACTTGGCCGAAATGTATCATAGTGATAGTTACTACTCACCTGGCACGGTTATGGTATTGGGCGGTGATTATGATGTCACGATTTCTACCCAACCTCATGATACCACAGTTGCTGGCGTAGTGTCAACAAATCCTGCCTATCTTATGAATGATAATTTTGAACATGACAATTGGTTACCAATCGCACTAACGGGTCGTGTTCCTTGTTTAGTGCGTGGACCAGTAAATAAAGGAACATTATTGGTAAGTAGTAGTGAGCGTGGTGTAGCATGTGCGCTAGATAAATCGCTATACGAGCCAGGTTGTATTATAGGTAAGAGCATGGATATCATCTTGGATGATAGCATAGTAAAAATTGAAATAGCAGTAGGAAGATTTTAATGGGAAATTTAAATTATGCAGTATACCGTCGTAATTATACGGGTGAATCAGTAACATATGTTGAAAATGAACAAATGAAAAGTGTGTTTGTTAATCCACGTGATTTGCCATATGATATGTCTGTTAAATCTGCGGTTGTTTTGGGAAATGGTATTAGTCGTCTTGCGCCAGATATACAAATGATTTTAAACCAAAATAACAAACGTGTTTCAGAAGGTTACAAATTTACCTATGCTTGCAATGCAGCGTGGAAAGATACCTCTGCTGATTATTATGTTATAAAAAATAATATTTTCTTTTCTGAAATTCCAGTAGACAAATATAATAAACTTTTTACATCAAATAATCATTGGCACGTTTATCCTGATACAAATTTGCTACCGTATTCTTATCATTTTGATAGTGGTTCTTCGGCTGCATATCTTGCAGCATTTGATGGTGCTCAAAAAATATTCTTATTTGGATTCGATGGTTGCGATGGTGAATTTTATAATAATGTTTATGAGCATAGTTTAGGCTATGAACACGATGTTGGTTTGAATGAGTACAATTATTCATATCTCTATAATGTTGTTAGAGTTTATAATGGTACACAATTTTATCGTGTAAGAAACCATCATACCACCGATTTATCCCCATCACTAAAAGATTTGCCAAATTATCAGGAAATATCAGTTCGTGATGCTGTGTTACTTGGTGATTTTTAATAATTGTTGAATAGTTTTTAATTTTTCACGAATAACTTTATTATTAAGACTATTATATAAACCAGGATGCAGCGGTTTAGGTGTATTGCTTAGATCACACCATGCATAACCTTTGTGTTCGCTGCTTAATTCTGGTAAAAATTCATTCTTAACCAACACAACAAATGTATGATAATTAAAATGTCCATCGGGTGAAGAAAACAATTCCAGTGGAATTACTTTTTGAATATGCGGAACAAATCCAATTTCTTCACTTGTTTCTCGCTCCAACCCTTCGTATAGGGTTTCGTTGCCTTCGGTTTGTCCGCCTACTAATCCCCATGTATCGCTGTAGGTATCTTGATCTCGTAATAAGAATAAAGCACGACCACTTTTAACTGCTATAAAAAGTGCGCCAACTGCGGTTAGATCACGATTGACCATAGACCCTCTTGATACAAACCTTCCCAACTTTTTTGCCATTGATTTACATTCCATGCATATTGAATATTCGAAAAAGTATTTGTTACATAACTAGAATTACTATTAGCAGTAGGATGGTATGCTACATACCAAGCACTACCATTATATTGTATAATGTCATTTGGTTGTGCAACCGTGATACTACTGTTTGCATTTTGCCATGCTGCTGCGCCATTTCCATTACTAGCGCCGCCTAATGCATTAACAAGCAAATAACGTTGTCCAGTACTTGCTGCTGGCAATCCAATACCAGGTCCATTCGATTGTGGGTCAACAATTGCATTAATACTTGGTAGTATATTTGTTGGTATTGTTGCAGGATCAACTGTAAATTTTAAATTAGCAGCATTGGTTGGATCATATGCTACAGTTCCTGTAACAAGTCTATCTGTTCTTGTATCTGTCAAATATAACATACTATAATTGTTTGCAATATTACCAAATAAACTAATAACAGGTGCCCAGGGAATCGCATTTCCCTTAGTAGTAGGTATTGCAAAATTGGTATTATTAATCTCTGGTCCACCATGTGGAAACAAAGTTACGTTGCCATTGTTAACAACTGCTTGATATCCTGTTGGAGTAAAATATTGACGATTTCCAAGTCTATTTGTTGCTTCTATAAGTGCTGTGCTTGGGCTACCATTTGCATCATAAATGTTACTAACAACACTTTGCACAATACCAAGACGAAGTAATTTTGCTGGCGTACTTAACCATATAGGCATCTCAAATGTTAGGGTAGCAACATCTATAGGATCATCTGCGCCAACAGGAATATCACGAGTAGTCCAATTTGTTTGGGTTAATAAAACATAACTTAAACTTGTCCAATCAAGATAATTGTCTGTATTTTGTATTTCCATATCTGGATTAAACTGACAACAAATTTGTTCCCATAGCTGTAATTTTTGATCAAAGTTACTTGTCCATAGTTCCATGACAACTGTAAGTTTATACGGTGCTGGCATTAATCTTTTGACACTAAAATTTTGCCCTTGATTAACACTACTGTTTCCTGTCAGTGGGTCAACTGCACGTGTGCGAACACTTTTATTATCAACATATTTTGGTTCTTGCATGCGTCCACGGTCATAATCTACTGCCTTAATATAAACAACTATCATAGGCACATTATTAATACCATTGTCGCTGTTTTGCTTTAATATATTACTGACTTGACGATTGGTATCGGCATAACGAACAGGTACACGATAAAGAACACTGTTGCCATTTACATCTTTGCCATATTCTACATATGTTTCATTAAAGATACGCACGAACTGTGACATAAATCTGCGTATTTGTTTATCGTAGAAATACTGACCCACTGCTTTATCCTAACTTATCTGGTTGTATACGTAACAAGTTACTTAGTGTTTGATTACTTGGTACAGAATAACCGTTCGCAAGTGGCGTATTTGCTTTATTATTAATGAATGTTCCAAGTTGAGTATTTGTAGTATTGCCATTAATGTTAGCACGTTGAACATCTTGTATTGCTAACCAAGTTGTGCCATCATATCTAAACAATCTGCTAGGCACATAATCTGTACGCAAAACATATTGACCTTGCGTTGGGCTTGCTGGAAAAGCACGATCAACTGTAACAGGCAATCCATTTGGTGGAACACCATCGCCAGTTAAGTAACCATTAATTACAGTAACAGGTGAAATGCCATCTTGGGTTGGTAAAATATACAAACTATTTGTGCTGTATCCACTGGTTGGAACATCACTGTTTGCTTGTGCAACTACTGCATCATTAATTTGTAAATTACGATTGTAAGAACTTAATAGATCACGCAGCGTACTATTAGTATTTGGACCAGCGGCTTCATCAAGAATATCCTTGTATTCTTGTCCATCTACCATTGGAACAACTTTACAACGCCATAGATGACTCCACCAAGTTTGACTATAGCCTTCACTTGCACGAGTTGCTTCTTGTACAACATAAAATTTCTTTAATGCAACGGGCAGTGTTTCATCAAGTGGATAATAATCACGAAGATGCGGTAATTCAAATACATCACCTGGCATAATCTTTCGACCAAGACGTTGCACCATATCATTAGAATGGAAAGTTATATACAGTGTGTCATTCGTCAACATTAATCCAAATTGACTCAAATTAAAATCATTGTCTTGAATTGTATAGTGACCACGCAACGCATAAACATTCTTATCATAAGAACGGTCACGATTTTCTAAGAACAGCACATCCTGAATATTTTGTTCACTTTGTGTTGCATATTGTGGCTGTGTTAAATCTGTTGTTGGTCCCTGATCTTTTGGACCAAGATATTTGTGAACGTTTATGCCAACGCAACTTATAGTAAAGATTTCGCTTATTCTGCGATCTTGCCATTTATAATCGTTGGTATGATTTTCTCTGTATAAACTTAAACGTGGCATAATTTATTCCTGTAATATTTATGGGAATTAAACTATTAGTTTTTTAACCAAGAAAGAAATGGGTCTTTAATTTTTCTTAAAACGCATCATAAAAATATTTACGTCACTGCTGCTACTAAAAAGCAACGACCAATATGGATCGCCGCTGTTAAATCTAAAATTTAATGAGTATTCATTTAAGAAACATTCATCACACCATTGCTTTAGTGGTTGTTGTATTGTTTCTTTTAAAAAATCTGTGCTTAGTGGTGGGTAAAACGCTAGTCCAAAGATATCAGGATATATTTTAACTAGGTATTTGTCTGGTGCAAGAGAGGTAACGCCACCTACTTCTATGTCATCTATTGTTGGATTCATTTATGAACTTTGCGTATCTCATCGATACGCTGTGTCATATACTCTATAATAGTAAGTCTCTTGTCATCAGGCATATCATATGTCATAGTTTTTAATTCGTTGTTGATTATATATGTAAAAGCAAACTCAATCATTTTTGCAATTGAATAATTTAACATAATAATATTTATTTTACTTCAATCTGCATTAATAATTTTTTTCAAATGCATTTAATTAAATTTACAATAAATTTTACTTAAAAATTGAATCATCTTTAAACTAGTTAATGTATTTGTTTCAATTTCATCTTCTTTTAGTAATTTTGTTAACCAATTTACTCCGTTTTGATTGTGATTAATATTATCGGGAATTACAAAAATATCTGGATTTAAGTTTGATTTTTTAAAAGATTTTTTGCTATAAGTATCACCATCAAAATTTCCCTGTTGAGTTATAAATCCATCATATTTTTTACCAACATTTCGATAGATCATCTCACGAGCAACTCTTGCATCCATTATATCTTCTAATGACACCGTTGATATATCTATTCTTCTACAAATTCTTGTATCAATTCCAAAAGGATTATAAAATTTTCCATGAATATCAGAAACGGCATGGTTAGAACGAAGGTTATAATTTTTAAGTGGAATAAATTTTTTAGTTGTATCATATTTTAAAAAATTATTCATATATAATTTTTTATTTTGAATTAAAATATCAAATATTTTCTTGTTGTTTTCATCGTGTAACATTAATTGATCAAACCATAAAGTGTCATGTAATAGAGTTTTATCACCTTGATGGCCTCCGATAACAGTATAATTTGGAAATTTATGCATAATAGTTGCTAGACCATATAATTTCAATTCTGTAAAATTTTCATAATTGACACATCGTACCCAATCATAATCTGTGATATTAAATCTGATAAAGTTATCTTTGATGTAAGATTGTATTTCTTTCAAAACATCAAATTTATATGTATTATTGCGTATTAAATCTGGATGCTGATCTACAAAATAATTTTCATAATTAACTAATAAAATTTTATCCAATGCACCAATTAATTCAACAAAACTTAACAAAACTAAACTATCAATTCCACCACTAAATGAAATAATTATTTTTTCATAATGTTTAAGAATATCTTGAATATGATTTTTCAATAAATTATAATATATATCAATATATTTTGATAGGGTTAAGTCTTGGGGTAACTCAGATATATTGTTTGTAAAATCATAATGATTGTTGGGTATTGTATAATTCTTATATAAACAACCATCTGCAGAGTTGTTGCTCAAAAAAGGAAAACAACTTGGACTATAATATATTTTTTCGTTAATTGGTTCATGAATAAGTTTTTGGAAATTTAATAAATTTCCATTCATGTCTAAAAACAGTGTATTTTCAACTTTATCAGTATCTTTGTTATAAATTTCTTGCATAATATTTGGAGCGGACTAGGGGAATCGAACCCCTCGCTGCAGCTTGGAAGGCTGCGGTATTACCACTATACGAAATCCGCCCTCTCATTTTATTTAATTAAACTGTGGATATCAAAATCAGTTAAAAGCCATTTGACCAAGAGTACGAGCCAAAGGATTCTAACAGATTCGTCTACAAACCGTCTATAAAACTTATACATCTTAGTTTACTTTCTCTATGTTGGCGGAAGAGGTGAGATTCGAACTCACGGTAGGTTTTCACCTACGCTAGTTTTCAAGACTAGAGCCATAAACCACTCGGCCACCCTTCCAATAATGGTGCTGTTAGAGAGAATCGAACTCCCGATCTATTGATTACTAATCAATTGCCTTACCACTCGGCTATAACAGCATTGGTGCCCCGCCCCCGATTCGAACGGGGAACCTCTTGATTCTAAGTCAAGCACCTCTAACCAGTTGGGCCAGCGGGGCATTATTTTATTAATTTACCATAAATAGTTATGCAAGTCAACAACAATCTTATAATTTATAAGGATATTTTATGGCACTCGATCCAAAAAGCGCAGCAAAGTTAGGTGAAGCCTATGGCAAAGGCGTTACAGATGCTGTATTTGGCATCGTAGATGTTGTTAGAAACGCACCAGCACAGAAAGCAGCAAATAACCAACGTGTTATAAATCAGAATAAAATAACTGAAATTAATAATCAGATTGTTCGTAGTAACAATGCGCTGCGTGTTCAGGCAATGAAAGAAATTGCTGATGAGCAAGAAGCAATGGCTATGGCACGTATGACACCAGCACAACGAGCAGCATACAAGCAAAGCAAGATTGATGCTGCTAATGCTGCCAAGAAAGCAGAACGTCGTCGCCAAGAATCACACGATGAAATGGTTCAATATTTTTGGGCTGCTATGATAGTATTTGTATTCTTGCCACTTGTTGTATGGCTTGGTTTACTGATTTGGGGAATTGCTGATCCTATGGCATATTACTCGCTAAAGAGTTGGGTTCCTTTATTAAAGACTATCGTAGGACGATAATTTAAAAAATTAATAATAAATATTAATAACAAAAGGAATTTATAAAATGGCAGTTATTTCACAACCACCAGCACCCGTAAAAGAATGGAATGCACCAGTCGATGCAAGACGACCAGATTTAGGTGGTACATTTGAAAGTGGACTCAAATATGCTTATGATCCTCTTCCAACAATATATTATGTTGTAGAACAAATAAAAAATAGTGTAACTGGTCAAATTTGGTATGTTGGTAGATCAACAATAAATGTAAACGACGGTTTCATTCCAACTAATAATTTTTCACTTAACGCTGCAATATCAAAGAATGGCAAAGGCGCAATGGTTAAAACTCAACTTGGTACTTTTGCAACTGCGGGCGATGTTACTAATAAGTTAACCAGTATCAATTCAGGTATTGTTAATATTAAAAAAGTTTCAGGTACTGGCGGAACTGTTCCACTTCCTAGTATTATAACCACAAATCTATAAACTTTTTGTTTATGCACTTAAAATGGATATAAAACAATTTCAAGGAATGTTAGACATGGTTATCAAGAATAAAGAAGGTAAAGTATTAAGCCGCAGCGAAGGTGAAGCAGTTCTTAAAGGACTTGCTAGCGTGACAATCACGATCTTTGCTGCTATCCTAGCAATCTCTGCATGGTTAGGTGGTCAGGTAAGTGGCAAGGTATTGTCAAACAATGTTGAACTTAATGATACATGGGCTTACTATCAAGCCAAGAGCATCAAGCAAAATCTTTATTTTGTAAACCTAGAAGATATCCGTGCACAGTTAGAAGACCCTACCACACCGCCTAATGTTCGTAAAATTCTTACAGAACGTGCTGACCGTTATCAGGGCGTAATCGATAAACTTGAAAGTGATCCAAAAGGTCATGGTAAAAAAGAAATAATGGCAGAGGCTCGTGCACTTGAAACAGAACGTGACCTACTTAAGAAACGCAGTCCATTCTTTGGCATGGCTAACACTGTACTACAGATTGCTATTGTGCTAAGCACTACTGCTATTCTGGCAGTAAGTATGGCACTATGGTATGGTAGCATTGGTGTTGGTATTGTTGGTTTGCTACTACTAGCAGACGGTGTGTGGTATTTCTTTCCACTACCATTTTAATAAATTGGCTCCCGAAACTTGATTCGAACAAGTAACCCCAGTGTTAACAGCACTGTGCTCTGCCAGTTGAGCTATTCGGGAATAACCTTATATTATTACTATACTTATATTTTCCTGTTTTGTCAAGTATTATTTTTGGAGCACTCGAAGGGACTCGAACCCCCATGTATCCAATTAGCTTTCTCCTGATTCGAAGTCAGGCGGCATACGAGTGCATTATATTGGAGGATCGGATGGGACTCGAACCCATGATGTTGGTATACTAGGTTAAAAGCCTAGGCCGTTCGCCACTACGGTAACCGATCCAGAAATCAAAAGTCAGTGTGCAGCCCCCATCTATCGCCCACACCGTGACACATCCCATCGCCATTGCGGATTGTTTATTGTGCCTTACCGTCTTTTATATTGGTCTCCGTATGGGGATTCGAACCCCAACCACACGACTCCAAATCGTGGATGCAACCAGGTAACACTTTACAGAGATAAACTTATAGAAGGTTCCGATAGCCACCCATCGTCACCTACAACCGTTGGTAGTGATAGTTCTAGTTATTCCATCACACATTTGTTCATAAGAAGGTTCCCAGTTATATACAGGTCACCTACAACCCTCTCACCTAAATGCCTGTCGTATGGGATTCGAACCCATCTCTCAACTGTCTCCGCAGTTGTATCCTATTCCTATAGACGAACGACCAGTAGGTTTGCAACCCTACTGTTGGCAAACTGTTGGCATTTGTTTTGTTAGACCGGCAGGAGGCCCGTCTGCATTCCTACCATCTCCGTAGGTGCTTCACAAGCAGTGCCATACTGCTACAATCTTGGTTGCGGAAGGGTAGGATTCGAACCTACGATCTCCAGTTTATGAGACTGGCGAGATGACCACTTCTCTACCCCGCAATAAATTTTGGTGGGACGGGTTGGATTCGAACCAACTCCGTTTCTATGTGTCGGATTTACAGTCCGATGCCCATCCGCCGTCTGAGCAGCCGTCCCAATATCTTTACATTATCACATTTAAATTATTTGTCAAGCACTATTTTAGCTTGGATTTTCTGGTTTCTTTTCTTGGTATTTTTCAAATTTTTTCTGATCAGCAGGTTCAAACTTTGTACCGCTGGCAACACCACAGAATCTGCCATCACTTTGCTCTAGTAGAACTGTCCATGTGTTTGTTTTAGGACTTACCAACATTATCATATGGCGATTTTGAGGATCAAGAAATTCAGCAAAAGGTATTTCGCCATATTGAGAATTTAAATATCCAAATATTTTCTCACCAACTGCACAAAGTGGGCCGTTTTCTTGCGCCAAAGCCGTGGTTGAAATTAATAACAGCGGTAATAAATATTTCATTTTTTTATCCCTTTATTAGGTATTTAATAAAATGGTACCGTCTACTGGTATCGATCCAGTTCTACGAGTGCCACAAACTCGTGTGCAACCTTTAACACTTAGACGGCTCATATTATTAATATAACATGATTTTGCAGATTGTCAATGAAAAAAATTGGAGCGGCTAGCCAGAATCGAACTGGCGAATCTTCGTTGGCAACGAAGCAGGTTACCTCTACATCATAGCCGCATTATTTGTATATATCATTTGTTGGCGCTCTCCCCAAGATTCGAACTTGGAACTAAAGTTTCGTAGACTTCTGTGATATCCATTTCACCAAGAAAGCATTATTTTGGTAGACCGTGTAGGATTTGAACCTACGTTGACGGAGATTAAGAGTCTCCCGCTAGAACCAACTCAGCTAACGGTCCACATAATTGGTACCCAAGGTTGGATTTGAACCAACGACCCACGCCTTATGAGAGCGTTGCCACTACCGCTGTGCTACTTGGGTATTATTTTGGTTGGCATGGGTGGGATCGAACCACCGACTCCAGTCTTATCAGGACTGTACTCTACCTCTGAGTTACACGCCAGAAAAATTGGTGCTCCCAACGGGAGTTGAACCCGTCTCTGCAGATTGAAAGTCTGTTATCCTTCCGATAGACGATGGGAGCATAATTTATTGGCGATCTGTACGGGAGTTGAACCCGTTATCTCTTGCGTGACAGGCAAGCGTCTTAACCAATTCGACCTACAGACCACATATTGGAGAGGCAGGTGGGGGTCGAACCCACATTATCAGGTTTTGCAGACCTTGCTGTCACCATTCCAGCGCACTGCCTCTCGATTATAGTTTATCTACGAACTCACGTAGCAGCGTATGATGATGACCATCGTGATAGAACTGTGGCATATACTGCCATGTATCATACCAGTATGCTTGGCTCTCAGGATGACAGCCGATGATACCTACATTGCCTTGACGAATAGCCATAGCATCGCCGTTTGCATAGGTAGCAACAGTCTCAAACTTACGCTTGTTGCCAACCAATGCACACCCATCATAGAAGTACATAGAGTCACGTTTACCGTTCCATGTAATATCTGCAACTGTACCATATGAACGAGCAATGTCAGTAGTAGGACGCTTGATATACTGAACAGCATCTACGCCATCAAGTAGATTGAAATAGTGGCTGCCAGCCCAATACGCACCCATGCAGATACCAAGATACTTGCCGCCATGAGCAATAAAGTCTTGGATCATCTCTACCTTGTCGCCAAGCAAATAGTCAAATGACATGCTGTCACCGATACCGCCAGGAAATGCTACAATGTCAGCAGAACCCAAGATAGCGCCAAAGTCATCATCGACACGAAAGGTCTCAATGTCATATCCGCCGCTCAAAGCAGCAATCATGCCGTTTGTACAGTCACGGGAGCACACTGGATGATGGGAAAATAATGCTATTTTACGCATGAAACTCTCCTAAACTGCGGTATATTACTAATATACCATAGTTAAAATTGTTGTCAAGTGTTATTTTTTTGACAGTTTTGCCAATATTTTGACACAAAAACTTAGTTTTTTGACACTTTTTGGTACTGATCATACCAGAATTTAGAGGCTGTCCGCAACTTAAAGTTGCTTTCCCGCACATATTCTAGTAGTGCTCTGGCTAGGGTTTCCTGTTCACCTCGCCAACCAGCATCAGGCTCGCTAGCCATCTTATCAAGCAATCCCTGTGCCATATCAATATATGGACAGGTATCTTCTGGAATAACGGGTTTGTCAAGTGGTTTAGGAGTTCTAGCCATATTACTAATATATCAGGTTTTTACAGTTTGTCAAGAGAAAAATGGCACAGGGACTCAGCAACGATCTGAGAATTCAAGTTTTGGAGACTTGCGGTTTGCCAATTAACCTACCCCTATATTCTTCCTTTGTAATATCCTAAATTTTTATAATTTTGAATATCTTCTTTTTTAATTTTTTTATTTTCTTGACCATTTGTAATCCAACAGGTTCCAAATTGGGAATTTTTTTCTCCCGTTTGTTTTCCTTTGGTTGATTTTTTTATTTTTTCAATAGTCTCTGGCGTATGTTTTTTGCCGAACCAAGTTCCTTCTGGAAACTTTTCTCGCATTTTTTCAGTTGCTAATTTTAATCTTTTTAATCTTGATTCTTTATATTCGTCGGAATAATTTACTGTCTTATGAAGTTTTAATATGAGTTCTCTTGCTACTTGTTTTTGTTTATCTGATTTATTAAGACCATTTTTATTAAGATAACTAAATCCACCCTTGCCACCCTCGCACAAATTATATGTTTCTTCGGAGATAATGACAAGTTCTTTTTCTTTTTTGTTCATATCTTCTTCATTGTCAAAAACAAAAAGTATTTCTTTAATAAAATTTTCAATACCATATTTTATAATTGCTCTTTTAAGAAGTTTTCCACTTCCCATATAATCATCATTGAGATCAGTAGTTTGATGTTTTCCAATATAATATTTTTTATTAATTTTGTTTGTAATTTTATAAATCGTGTAATACATATAGTTATTTATGCACCAGTGAAAGGAGTTGAACAAAAGTTCTGCCTTGCTGAAACCACCTGCGTCCATTTGGAGCCAGTACTAGTCAAGGGCTACTCTTATGCGTGGGGAGTAGCGTCCCGTAGATATAAAAAAACCCCCGAAACTTGCGCTTCGGGGGCTAAGTGCA